TTGCAAGCCATAATCCCAAGATTCTTTTTCTTGGTCGCTTACGACTTGACTTGGAAAAAAACTATTTGTTACACCTCTAGCCATATTATTATTTTATTATTTCTGATAAACTGCCTTCTTGCTTGTATTTTGCAAATCTAACATTCATTGTTCTTTTTTGTATTGGTGCGCTTGGTCTGTATAAATCTTTATTACAAGCCATTACCGCTAATCCTGAGCTTATCGCAGCATCAAACTTAGTTCTATTATTTATGTCAAATTTAGACCAGTCATTTAATGTCTCATTAAAATACATTGTTCCGTAATTTCCGTCTGACTTTAAACCAACATAACTGTCTATATACATTTCTATAGCCGACGCATGCGCTTGTTTTATATCTTCACTTGAATTCGGTATTCCACCAATTTCTTTTTCCGTTACTGATAACTTGTTCCAAAGCTTATCTGGGCGATTCATTGAATATCCTCGATAACCTCTTCTTTTAAAATAATACAAAAGCCTAGGTTTGTTATTTTCACATAACAGAGGCATTCCATAAAATACACAAGCCATTAATACATCTTCAAAAAATATCTCTGCTGTTTGTGGTCTTGCAACATATTCTAAAAAGAAAGTACTCGGAGGAGCATCTTCCATACTAAATTTAGTTAACCCGTGTAAAGCTCCTTTAGACCCTCTTCCATCGGTTGTTCCTGATATATCATAACTATCACACCCAAAAGCGCCCATATGTTCATTACCTGGATGTCTAACTCCATTCTTAATTATCTGCCTGTTCTGTATATCGTAAGCAGGTGTCCAAGTTATTAAAAACCTACCTTGCGGATTTGGACTAAATACAACCTTAGAATCTTTTATTCCATTCTGCCATTGAAAACTACCTCTTGTAACTACATTACTATTAGCTAAGTCTTCGTTGTAATCTATTTGTTCGTATATTTTTGCTAAGTTAAAGATACTGTTTTTAGTTTCATCTCTAAAAGCGTGTTCCTCTGTTCGAGGGAATTGTCTGTAATATTCGTTTAGAGCGTCCTGGTCGCCTTTTAATCCTTCAGCTTCATTATTCCAGTGCTCTATGACTCCGACCTCGATAGGGTCTCCATATGAGCTCTCACAGCCTGTTGGTGGGGTATTGAATACAGGCATTCCATAAGCGTCAATGAATCCCTCGTAATTCCATTCCATAGGAATGAACAAAGAATATAATCCTGAGCGAGTCTGTCCATTGGCGTTTCTTTTTGTAACATCTGATGTTCCATATAATTTCTTGAAATTTTCACCACCTTTATCTAAAGCATTTGATGTTGATCCCATCATACACTTTCCAATAACTCTTGCTCCTAATCTTAGTGTCGTTTTCGTAACCCTCCAATTGTTGAGGATGTTGTTCGGCCTTTCCCATTTACCCGATTCATCGTGGACGAGGAGTTTGAGTTTTTCCCCATCGTACGCATTATCACCGGTGTTTTTCCAGTCAATCGTTGTGTCAAGTCCTGCAATGATTTCCGTGGCTTTATTCGAATCGAGTCTCCTCCTGGTAAATTTCGATGCGGGTACACGGTACGCGAGTTCCGTCTTTGGCCTGTCCATACCGTCTTGTACGGGCTTAAAGAAAAACGGGAAGTTAACAGAAATGGGTACAACCTTATCTGTGAACATTTTCTTCGCATCGGAACCAGATTTGGACAAAATTCCAAACCGTGAGTCTGATGATATTGTGGCCATGTTAACGGTCTCCCCAGACGCCATGAATGAAAAGCCTGAACGTCTATTCTTGAGATAGCACATACCATAACTTCTTTTGTCGGCTTTACAAGCTTCCCAGAATATGTAGAATAATCTGTTTGATTCCCGAAACTCTGGCTTCCCAACATCAATTTTGGACCACTGCAAGTACATAAAGTGAGTACCAGTAATATAAGTATCCACACCCTTATTATTGAACCAGTGACCGTTCTCTCTTTTGTTGAATTGCTCATCTATGTATACACCCCATTTAGTTTTAAAATCATCAGGATACTCTCTCCAATCAAATATGCTTTTTATAGCATTTAATTCTTTAGGGTACTCCTCGACAGTCCATCTGTCTGTTTTCTTATATACTTCACCGGAGGTCTTTGGCAAAGCTATTCTAAGATTTTGTATTTCGTATATTTCTCCTATCTGACCTGTCTTACTTATTACAACAATGTCGTGTTCCTTATTGTATCCGTACGCCCACTTCTTACCTTTGTTAAGCCTAGATATAGTAGTTAATTTTACAGGTGTTACAACTTTATATAGATTCTGCTCGTACATTATTTAGATCTGTTTTCAGCAAACCCTTTAAACTCTGTCGTTTCAAGTTCTTTTTTAGGCTTATTCTCTAGCACTCTTTCTTCTTCTTCTATACGCGTTAGTATTTCAAAAGCGTCAAATATAGCTAGTTTTTTGGTAGCCGCAGCATTTTTAAGCTTGTCAGCAGTTAGATCATCATCTGAATCTACAATAGGTTCNTTAGCTACTTTAATCAGCTCTTCAACTGCCACTTGCCCAGCTAGGATTATATTCCTCTTCGTCTCCTTTATATTCATATTTGATTGTGATTGAATTGGTGGGTACTCGGTATAACCTCTGCCCTTCTATTACAAACTCATATTCTGAGTTCGGTCTAAAACCTACTAATGACTCATTCTCTATTTCGTCATTACCAAGCTTTACAATACCTATCAATGGCTTTTCAAAATCTATAGAAAACATCTTGTCTTCTTTTATAGGCTTAATAAAACAGAATCCTTTTAAAGCTTTCCATTCGCCATCTCTTTTAAACGCATATATTTGATCAGCTTGAACAGTATAAATATCTTCTCTTAAATAGTTCTTACTGTCTTTTTCATTACCTCTAACGTCTCTAAATCTCCTAAAAACATTATGATGCACTATAACCTCATCACCTTCTTTCAATTCTTCATTACCAACTAGAGGTAAATTTAACACAGTACCAACTCTATTGGTATAGCTGTGGTTTTGTAAATCTGTATTGAGTAATAATGTTTGTCCTTCTATCTTTTTAAATCCTACTGTTCTGTCGCCTTTAGGCGCAACCAGGTAATTAAATACGCTTTGCATAATTAATACTTTAAATCATACTCAACGGATATAGACATGTTCTTGTTAAAGTCTTTCCAAGGCATTATAGTGTCGTTCTTTGTTATATGTATGGAGTACTTGGTTTCTTCCTCCAATATGTGAGCTATAGTATGACCGCCATACACTTCCTGTCCAACAGCATAGTGCATAGCGTCATTCTTATAGTCTTTACCAATGCTTATCTTACGAATTAGGTGCATCTGTAATAGCTCCTGTTTGTAGGTCAATATTAACAGATCCAAACTCTTTTTCAAGATCAGCTTGTAATCCAGAAAGATCTTTCACTACACCTTGTAATTGGATTATTAACTCTGCTTTATGACCCTCAAGTCCACCGATTTGCATTTGAATTTGATTCTGTTTGTTAACAGTCTCTTGCAAACCTTTTAATTGGTCTTCTGAAATTGACTTTACTTCTTTTGCTTCTACTTCAATTGTTTTTACTTTACTCATAATGATTTGATTTAATTGTTACTATTTGGTTTTTGTTTATATGGAAACACTTTATTTAGTGCTTCTTTTCTTTTAGTGCATCCGCAACCGCCAGGTAGTTTATCTACTACCGCTTTGATTCCAGTTGCTTTTGTAATTTTTTCTATTGTGTCTCCTAGTCCTTTAGATTTCATTTAGCATTTCCAGTTTCTCCTAGCGATGTCATTTGGGCAATCTCCATTTTTATCAGGATCTTTACATTTTTTAATACCCGCAGACCTAGCGCAATAAGATTTCTTTCTCGATCCTCCACCTGGTTGGGGTGCTTTTAAATTACCGCCAGTTTTATTATTATACGTTTTTCTTTCCGCTGCACTCATACCTGCTGTATGAGGCTTTGTTCTTTTTGCAGGTGACTTTGCGCAACTTCCTTTTTCCTCTTTCTTTTTACCAGGTACTGGAGAGTACCCTTCCCAGCATCTTTTCAATACTGGGGATTTAGGTTCTTGCTTGTATGCCATTATTTAAAGTATTTCATTTTTAAAGGCGTTTTCTTTTTAAAGAAATCTGGTGTTTTCTTAGTAAGATTTGTTTTAACATCATCAGTACCTGCTAGATCTGCGCTTGTAACTCCTGCAACCTCTGGTTTTGTTGGATTAATTATCTTTTTCTTTTCTGCCCCCACACCTAACTTTTTATCAACTAGAGTATTTTTGGTAGACTTTGACATATCCGATTCCCTTAAAGTTCTTTCGTTACTTTTTAAAGTACCTGTTTTTCTAGCGGATATTGATTTGTTTTGTTCAGCTTGTCTTTGAGCACCTTCAGATGAAGCAGAAGCTAATTTTCTGTTATCTTCAGCTTCTTTCATAAGCCTAGCAGTCTTTTGTTTTTTTCTGTCGTACTTTACTCCTGTGTCAGGATTAATTGCATTACTTTTACGATTAAGTCTGTCAATTTTTTTCTGAGCTTGGCGCTCTTTTTTATTCATTCGCTTACCGCCCCTTACAGTATTGCTTCTTTCTCTTGCGGTTTGCGTATCTTCAGAATCTCTAGTTTGAACAGGTCTTTTTCTTTTCGTATCCTTTCCTTTAACAACTACTTCTTTTTCAATAGGTTTTGCAGCTGCTACATCAGCTGCTTTTCCATCGGCTATTCTTTTATTAGCTATCCTTGTTTCTTCGGTTGTAGCATCCCTATCTAATTGAGTAGTCCCGTTGTCTGCAATAGCTTGATCATAATTTTCAGTTCCGGGTGTTCCAGGTACTGTAATTTTTTTCTTTGTATCTTTACCTTTTACATTTGTAATAACTTTTATATCCCCCTCATCCGCTTTAGGTTTGTTGGTTTGCTTAAATGGAGAGGCTTTCATCGCGTACCCTTTCATTTTGCTTGGCGACGGAATATCTCTAGTTTGATTGTTTCCATGAACTCCTGCTTGACCTACATTCAGTAGAGGCTCTGTTACTCCTTTCTTTTGATTAAATAAACCTGTGCTTACTCTTGCCGTAATTGGCGTGTTCTTTTTTCCCTGTGTTCCCATTATAATTAGTTGTTAGTTTTTGTTATGCAAGTTCAGTGCTAAAATCCGTATTCGTTTTTAAAGTTTTTACACCTACTGTAGCTAATTCAGATACAGGTGCAACTTTTTTTCTTTCTTTAGGTTTTTCAGTTGTATCTAAATCAGCCGCAGCTGGCTCTTCTTCTTCTTCAAACGCTTTAGCAACCTCAGACCCGGCGTCAACAAATTTCTTACCTGTTTGTCCAGCCCCCGCAACTAACGCTGCATTCATTTTTAAAGGAGACTTTGATCTCTGGGTTATAGGTGAACAACTTTTTTTAGCAGGGCTATTCTCAAATCCGCCAGTTCCTCTTCTTGGACCAGGCGCTGATACTTCTTGAAATCCGTTGCGATTGTTACTAGCTGCAGACTTTTTAAGTTTTGAGGATTGCCCTCTAAATGTAATTGCCATAATTATGATTGTTTATACGCTTCGTTTTCCCACTCAAAATCGGGATGCCCTTCGTTCATAGTGTCTCTCTTGTAGACTCTAGCAGGTGATCTTGTATCTCTTTTCCAAGTTACAGAGTCTTCAGAATATTGTAATCTACCCGAAGCCATCTGATCTAAATGAACTTTTTCGTGAGCAACAGCTTCCTCTATTTTCTTGTCAGACAACTTAGAGTCTACAAAAATAGTACCGTCACGGTTAGCTTCGGCTTCAACTCCACATTCGAGATCATCTTTTATAATGACAGGAGTACCGAATTCAGAGGTTTTCTCGTGAATACCAAATACTTCTCCGTGTGATTTTAGTTTGAATGCCATTGTTTTGTTTTTATTGTTTTTTTGCTGGTATTTTTTTGCTTTCACCAAATGGAGTGTATCCTCCCTTGTTTCCTTTTGCTTTAGCTTTAGGAACTTTTTTATCCATTTTCTTGTTAGTCTTAGCCGCTATTTCAGCTTGCTTCTTTTTGTTGCCCTTAGCTCGCTCCATTTTTTCCTCTGCAGCCAATTCTATTCGCTTGCTTTCTTCAAATGCTGCTGTTTCACCTGGGTCAGTACCCATTTGTTTTGCTGGTGATGTTACTAATCCTCTACCTGCACCTAATCTGTTTGGTCCAATTCCTTTTCCGTTGTTTGCCATTTTATTTATTTTTTGTTTTAATATAATTCCTTTGAAAATTCTTAACTTGTTTTTGAGCTACATCACTACCCATTTCATGATAGCCACCTTTAGGACCAACAACAAGTCTACCTGGATTGTTTGGGTCTTTTACAGTCATCAATGTAGCTTCAGAGCCTTTTTTGTCACCACTATCGTTTACAGCTACTTTTTGTACTCTTCTATTTGATTTACTTTCTACATTCGTAACCTCGCTTCTATTGCTTCTTTTAACATTATT